ATGCTGCTAATTCAAACTCTACAATTTCTCTGTTTTCTGTAGCTTTTCTATCTATTGTATATATCTCACGTTTAAACTCTGCTGTAGGATCTGGTGTTCCTAATGGATTACTACCACCACTAAAGTTTGCAGCATCAATAAATCTTGCCATTGTTCTTATTCTTGTAACAGTAGCACCAGTTAAATCATTACCAGCAGTCACTAAATTTACAGATTCCAATATTGCCGACATTGTTCCTAAAGCATTACTAACTATAAGTTTTGGTCTTGGTAACTGACCACGTTGAAAAGCAAAACCTTCTGCTGTTATAGGAAATCTCATATAAGATTTACCAGCCCAAACTATTTCACCATTTGCATTAAGATTTGATCCTGCGTGAAATCGGTAAATATTATTTTCATTATTAGAAGAGGGTAAACCAGAACTTGTTCCATGTAAACTTGTAACTAACTGAAGAACAAATAATTCTATTATTGCAGAAGGATTTATTTTTTGAACTTCACTAAATACAGGAGCAGTACTCATGGTTCAAATACCTCTCTAAATGTTGCCTGTATTGTTGCTCTGTTTAGATAAGGAATTGATTTAGACCATGCTTCACATACAAATTTAGATGAACTAGCTTCTCCTGGTGGAGTGAAATCAAAGCTATCACTATCATTTGCTCTCGCATCTAAAAATGTTTCTATCGTATCTGCATCTGTCTCTGAAACATTAAAAGTAAAATTAAATATTTTTGGGTTTTGATGTTGAGCTAAACCAAACAATATTCTATGTTCATAACCATCAGCAAAACGAACTGTTCTAGTATTAGGTGCTGATCTTTTTTGCTGCCCGTATGTTGGAGTAATTGAAGGAAAGGTAGCCATTATGCAAGTAAACCTCCAGGTCTTTTCTGTTGTACTAATTCAGATTGTATCGCAACTGAAATCATGCGACCTAGTTCTCTGCCTCTATCTTCATCTCCTTCAACAGAAGAGCCAGAAGCATCTACGTTTACGACCACATTTGTAGAACCACCAAGGGCATGATTTGGTGTAATCATTCCAGAAGCTCTAGGTGTAAATAATTCAGGGCCACGTTCTCCAACAATATAACTTCCACCAGCTTTAACAGGACCACCATCTGCTTTAAATATTGCTCCGAGTAAACCACCTGTTATAGATCCACCTCCTATATTTCCAAAAATACCTAAATTTAAAAACGCATCAGCCATTTTATTTAACATATTTCTCATTACATCATTTAATGTTTCTGTTCCTTTTATAAGGTCTTTTATACCATTACCCATTTCTATCTGAATTATGTCGGATAGCTGTTTAAAGGGGTCTATTAAAGCCTTTGTATTTTCAACCACTTGTGCTTGAGTGTCTCTTGCTAGTTTTAATTTTTTTATTTTTAATTCTAATTTGTCATTAACTTCATCGGTACGTAGAGATTCTTCAAGTTTTAATTCATTTTCTAAATTAGATAAAGCAAATTCTTGTTGCATCAAATCTAATTGTTCATCACTTACTTTTAATCTTGCCTGTTCAATTTTTAACGCTTGTTTTAATGGTTCTATTTCTTTAATTGCAATAGCTCTATTCTTTAAGTCAATCGCATCTTGATTAGGATTAAATGATTGTTGATCGAAATTAGGATTTAATTTTACTCCTCCAATAACTGCATTACCTTCAACAGTAGGAATATTACTTAATGCTCGTGTACGTTGAAGTCCTTTTGTGTCACCAGGAAGAGGAGGTAATTCATCTAAAATACCACCTCTTTTATCAAGGTCAAAAGTATTAACAGTAAAAAAATCTAACGCTCCTGTAATGTTTCTTACTGTGCCTTCTGGCTTTTGTCCTTTAATAAAATCATTTAATTGTTTAATTAACGGGCCAAGGACATCTGATAACAATAAAGTCAAAGACGTTCCTAACTTGTTGATTTCGTTATTAAAATCACTCATTTTTTCTGCATTTTCTTCTATTTGATCCGCAGTTAACCCAAATTCTCTTTCAAATTCTTTTAACAATAATTCAGCAGCAGATGATTCTAAACCAAGTCTTTTTAACTCAAGTGCCAAATCTCCTGTTTCAGTTCCCACTAATCCCAACCTATTAACAAGAGTTTCGATATTTTCTGTAGGTTTAGTTAATGCCTTTGTTAATTGTTCTAAAGAACTACCAATAGTAGTACCTGCAATAGATAAAGCAAAACCAAACTGTCCCATTCCTGGTATTGCTGACATTGCTCCTCCAGCTAAACCACCTAATGCACCGCCAAGTGCTGCTGTCGGTCCTTGTCCAAATAGCAAGGGAAAGCCACCACCAATAATTCCACTACCAATGCCTGATGTAATTCCCCGTGTTATAGCTCTTCGTTTTTCTGCTGTAGCACTTTTTTCTTTTGCAATAGCTAATTTATTTTCAAGTTCTATTTCTTCTTGTGTTACTCTAATCTTTGCTTCTTTTAAAGTTATACCTTCTTTTAACCTTAATTCTTCTACTTTTAATGCTCTTTCTTTTATTTTTTGTTGTCTATTAAATTTATCCTCAACTTTCACAACATTTTTTATAGCCTTATTAAATTCTTTCGTTCCAATGGCTGCTTCATCTAAAGCATCTCTAGCGTCTGTAACTGCCTTTGATAAATTTTTAAAATTTCTTACAGGTTTTTTGCCACTTAATTCTGCTGTTTTATTTACTGCATTTATTGATGCTTTTAACTTATCGGTTTGTTTGTTGACTTTATCTAATTGTTTTGCACCTGCAATGGCTATTTTTATTGAGACATCATAATTAGCCACTGTTTAATAAAAATTAAAAACATTTTCTCTATATTACCTTCTTTTACCTTTTAAAGCACTATTTCTTTGTGCTTGTTCTTTTTGTTTCTCATATTCTTCGTATTCAATCTCTGCATAAGCAGCCCAACCTATCATCTCTTCAACCGTTAAAGTTTCACATAATTCAGCTACAGTTTTTTTTAATTCTTTTGCTAATGAAAAAATAAATTTCCATTCTTTATTAGCTTTTTAAATCGGCTTTAGCCTCTTTAACCTCCTTATCAGCACCAGCGTTTATCATGGCTAATTGTATCTCCTGTAGAATATTTGCTTCAACTTCTCTTCTAAGAGATGCTTTATCACCATCTTGAAAAAGTTTGTTACCATCTTTATCTAATGCTTTTTCAATCATTAACATCAAAGCAAAATCATTAGTGTCATCAGTATTTGATTTTTTACTTATTGATTCTCTTTCAGAAATAGTAAGTGGATGCCAATAGACACTGAAAATAATATTGCCGTCTTTAATTACATCATGTTGATATAGCTGGCTTACACCAAAACTATTCTTTAAAAGTTCGATTGCTCTAGTCATAAAATAAGTACTGCTACTTTATTATACTAGGCATTAGCTGAGAATTGGCAAGATATTACACCAACAAAATGACTTCTATCTTCAATTTCAAGCATTGTAGGGCCATTTATGTCCTGTACTCTTGGCTTTACACTAAAACTATCAACATAAGTAGAAGCATTTACCGAAGTTAGTCCATTAATTACACTTTCAGCTATAGCAGACAAATCTTTAGTGCCTTTACTCTTTGGAACATAAATATTGCATTGAATTACACCTGAATAGTAATCAGAAGAAGCACCTTGATTTTGTAGTGTTGATTGAGTGTAATTCACCATCATCATTACATATTTTTTAGTCTTACCCGAAGTTGTAAAAGTAACGTTGTCATAAACCATTGCAACGGTAGGATCTGCGTCTATCACTGCATCTGTAACTGCTTTTTCAAATGCTGCTCTTGTTTTTACTAAAGTCATAATTAAAACTCAGTGTAAGCCTGTCCACCTGTCCCCTCATCAGATAAACCTCTTGTTTGTCTTGATGCTATAAATAGTTTACCTTCTTTCATTGTTTCTTTTATAAGTTTTCCAAGCTCTCCCTGTATAAAATATTGAACTTTACCACCTTCCAAAGCGTAGGCTGCATATTTAGCTCTATTTCCAATAAAAACTGGTCGTTTATAATTAAATGTCTTATCAACTTTAAATCTTGGTTGAATTTTAGGTTTAGGTTTTTTCTTTTTACCTTCTCTTGCTAAATTAGCCCAGGGTTGAAATTTATATACATCATCCTTCGCTTTTACGCCCATAGTTTGTGCTTTCCAACTAGATGCAAAAAATCCAGTATAAACAGGACTTCTCTTCTTTGTAGATAAACTTCGATGTACTTTTCGTACAAGTTTATTAAAATCAGCATTTAATTGACTCTCTAAATCTTTCATCGGATCACTTTTTAAAAAATCTTTAGCCATCAGAATCGCACCAATACTGTAAACAAATAAACCTGTCCACCTCTTCTCGTATCTATATCATAAATTTGTGCTGTTCTTGTTTCTCCCCCATATGTAAGTTGTATCTCATCATCAAAATCAACTTGATTATTACCAATTAAATCGGGAGTGATATATAGCTTTGCCTGTCTAATCTCTTTCCCTTCGTCATCTTCAGATTTAATAAACTCAATAGGTACTTTTAAATTTAAATAAGTAGTATCAATAGTAATTTGCTCAGAGGTATCAATGTTATAACTTGATCTACCTTTTTTTACATAGTTAATCGTTGCATCTAAAGAACTACCTAAATCGGCTACTACCTGCTTAGCTACGCTTTTTAATAATGAGTCTAATTGCCCTGCCATTATCCTCTAACTACCCTCATCTGAAAACTACCAGCTCCACCTAGCATATATGCTCCGAGATAACTTTGTAACCACGGGTAAACATCCATAATATTATTTACAGAACCAGTACCTTGACTATCAGTATTGTATTTAACCTGTATATCTCCTAATTTAACTTCTTCAAAATTTCCTGCTGTTCCTGTATTTCCCGTCATGGCCTCTGTATCATTTGCCAAAGCTCTTGCTAATTCATACTGTGCATACTTAATATTATTTGGAATAAGACTACAATTTAATTCAACATCATCTACTTCATAGTTATTTCTTGGAAATTTTAGTGCCTGACCATTATCACATCTGTCTCCATAAAAAACTAAACTGTCAATCCATCTTGTAGCTGCAATCAATGCTCTATTCTTTTGATCATCAGTTTTATTAGTCCAAGTGCTTGAGTCTGGTACTGTTTCAAAATAAGTATTAGCTTCTGCCAATGTGACATAGCTATTTGCAGTAGCACTTGATAATGTTGCTGTTATAGTAGCTGCCACGATCCAAAAGGTAATTTAGTTTTATTGTAGCGTAAAGAAAAAACCCCACCAATAATTGATGAGGCTTTTTACTGCTTTGCAACTTAATAATAATATTAATAAGTTGAAATATCAACTATGAAATGTTTGTTGTATTCATAGGAGAGTTTACAGTGATTTGAACTAAAGGAATTAGGTCAACATCATATGTAGCTGCCCACTTGTTAGCTGTTGCTAAAAGTGTGTTGCTTGGGTTATCAGCAGCGTCATTCCACTTAGTTCCCATAACATGATATGTGTTGTGATAATCAAGTGACATAACAGTTTGCTTGGAAAGAATGTTTCTTTCAGCTTCAATTAACTGATCTTTCTGAATACCCTCTTGGATTGCTCCTTGAGATGTTAAATAACAGAAGAACTCAGTTTGATGACCTGATGTACCTGGAGCTACTGTGTTTACAGCTTCGTCAACTACGACTGTACAGCCAGCAAAACTTCCAACAGTGCTGTCAGTTACACCAACTCCACCACCACCCCAAGTTACTGCACCACCAGTTGATAAAGCAGATGTTGAGAATGTAAGCATACCTACTTGTAGTAAGTAGTAATAAACAGATGGATGTACAACAAGGACATTAAGCTCTTCACCTCTTGTTCCCAAAAGGTTTCTTGCTTTAGCAATAGTAGAAGCTGTTAAAAAATTAGCTTCTGCTGCGTTTGGACCTGCTGCTCCTAAAGCTACATCAAGTGCGTTTGCAGATAAAGCTGTACCAAATAAACCTGCAAGCTGTGAAAACAACTTAGCGTTAGTTAATTTGTTGATAGCTGTAGCGAGTTGATTCCTAATGTGAGTCATTGGATCGTCACCAGCAGCTAATACTGCTAAATCATCAACTGCATAAGAGAAACCTCTATGTGTGATGGTTGCAACCTGTGTGCCTGTTGAAATTTTTTGTGGTGTTAAGTAACCTGCTCCAGATGTACCCCATGTAGCCGTACCATCTAAAATTTCTTCAGTTGGTGCAATAGGATTGAATTGAGGTACTTGAATACGAGTACCACCAGAAGTGGAATCTAGTAATGAGTTCCTTACTACAACTCCACTAGATAGGAATTTACTTTGCTCTTTAATTC